CTCACGCAGAAATTTTTTTTCGAGCCAGATTTTTTCAGCGAGCCGCTGAAACGGGCAAAAGAAAAATAATCTAGGCATTTTCGCTATGGGCAAACGCGGCAGACCGTCAAAGGCGCCGTCTGCCGAAGATCGCGCCAAAGTCGCAGAATTGCTGGCGAAAGAGGTTCCGATCGCGGACCTGGCGAAGATGTTCGGAATGACGCCTCCGACCTTCAGGAAATATTTTCACAGCGAATTTCTTTGCAGAAAAAAAATCGCTGTGGATAAAACTCCGACGCGAACGGTGACAGCCGAGGATCGCGCCAGGGTGTCCCTGTATCTCGGTTACGGCATGCCGCCTGAAAAGGTCGCGCTGGTCGTCGACTATATCGGGCCCGAAGCGTTCGAGGATTTCAAATCGGACTTCGCGGTCGAGCTGGCCGTGGCTGACGCAAAAACGCGCGCCATGACGATCGACACCCTAGTGCAACAGAGCAAGGCCGGCAGCGCCGCGGCAACCAACAAGCTTGAAATGCTCAGCCGACCGTCGGTCACCGATGACGCATCGAGCCGCGGCAAGCCGGCCACGTCAAACTATGTTGGCAAGAAAGAGCAGGCCAAGGCGGACGCCGCGGTCGCGATCGCATCGGGTGGCATATTCGCCCCACGCGTCGCGCCGCGGCTGGTCGCATCGGGTGGCAAGCCGGTTGATCAACCGTGACGCTGACTTGGTCGACCGCGTGTCTCGATTGGCGCGAACGCATTGTTGCCGGTCAGTCGTTGCTGCCCTGCCCACCGCTGTTCCCCCAGGAGGCGGCCGCCGCGCTCGCGGTGTTTCGCGCGCTGCCGATCGTGGACGTGATGGGCAAACCCAGTTTCGGCGATATCAGCCGCGATTGGGTCTATGATCTGCCCTCGGCAGTATTCGGCGCCTACAACCCCGACACCGGGCGCCGTGAAATCAATACTTTCTTCGAGTTGATCTCAAAGAAAAACACCAAATCGACCCGCGCCGCGGGCATCATGATTACCGAACTGATCCGCAATCAGCGTTTTTCTGCCGAGTTCAACATTGTCGCCCCCACGCTGGAGGTTGCCAAGAATTCCGCCGAGCCGGCCATGGACATGGTCGCAGAGCATCCCGATTTGCGCCGCATCCTGAAGCCGATCGCGCACCAGCGCATGATCGAGCACCGCGAGACCGGCGCGTTCCTGAAGATTGTCGCCGCGGATTCGGAAACGGTCAGCGGCAAGAAAACCACCGGCCTGCTGATCGACGAGCTGTGGCTTTTCGGCAAACGGCCCAACGCAAAGAACATGCTGCGCGAAGCCATAGGCGGCCTCGCATCCCGCCCCGAAGGGTTCGTGATCGCGCTGACCACGCAAAGCGACGAACCGCCGGCCGGCGTCATGCTCGATTGGCTGAAGCGCTTTCGCGACATCCGCGACGGCATTCTGGTCAACCCCCGCGCGCTCGGCATGCTGTACGAATTTCCGCCGGAAATGATCCACGCCGGCGAGCATCTGAAACCCGAAAACTTCTACATCACCAATCCCAACCTTGGCGCGTCAGTCGACGAACAGTTCCTGCTTGATGAATATGAGCAAGCCAAGCGCGAAGGCCAAAAATCGCTTGTCGGTTTTCTTGCCAAACACCTGAACGTCGAGCCCGGCATCGCCGCCCGCTCCGACAGCTGGGCCGGCGTCGAGTTCTGGAAACAGCGCGCCGACCCCGCGATCACGCTCGACGAGCTGATCCGCCGCTGCGAAGTGATCGTGATCGGCATCGACGGCGGCGGGCTGGATGACTTGTACGGCATCACGGTGCTCGGCCGCGAAGCGATGGCGGTGAACGTCGATCGCGAAACGGCCAGCGAAGAAGAAGAAACCGGCCAGGATGGCCCGCGCCGCGTCAAGCGCTGGATCAGCTGGTCGAAGGCCTGGGCGCACGCGATCGTGCTCGATCGGCGCAAGTCGATCGCCACCAAGCTGCAGGATCTGGAAGCCGCGGGCGAACTGGTCATCCTGCCCAACGACGCGATCAACGAAAACGGTCTGCCCGAAGATATCGCGCAGATCCTCGAAATCATCCTAAAGGTGCGCGATGCGGGCCTGCTGCATTGCGTCGCGGCTGACCCGGCCGGCCTCGGCGAAATCGTCGATGCCTTGGCCGATGAAGACATCACCGCGGAAAACCGCGAACTCGGGCGGGATTTCGTGGTCGGCGTTCAGCAAAGCTACGGGCTGATGAACGCGCTGAAGACTTGCGAGCGAAAGCTGGCCAACGGCACGCTGATTCACGCCGACCAGGCGGTCATGGATTGGTGCGTCGCCAACCTGAAGATCGAACCCACCGCCACGGCGATCCGCGCGACGAAGCAAAACGCCGGCGACGCCAAGATCGACCCGGCCATGGCGCTGTTCAACGCCGCGGCAGTCATGGCGACCAACCCGGATGCAAACCGCTCGATCTACGAAGATCGCGGCATTCGCATCTTTTGAATCCGTGGAAACCCCGCATGGCCCGCATGCCCGTCCAATTGCTGAACGCGGCGGCCAAGGGATTTCCCGCCGTGCTGCGCGATGGCCTGGGCCTCATCGGCCTGTCGTCGATCACCTACGGCACCTGGCTGCTGTCGCATGCCGCCGGTTTCATCGTCGGCGGCATCCTGGCGGTCGGCACCGCCGCGCTGCTGGCGCGCGCCGATAGCGAAGGGGCGGCCTGATGGCCCGGGGCTTGATGGGCGCCCTGACGCGCGGCGCGGGCCTGGCCACGCGCGGGCTGCCGGGCGATACGGAATCGTTCTGGAACGGCTATTTCTGGGCCTCGCCCTCGGCGACCGGCATCCAGATCAGCCCGCAGACCGCGCTTCAGGCCACCACCGTGATGGCCTGCGTGAGAATCCTGTCCGAAGACGTGTCAAAGATGACGCCGCGGCTGTACCGCCGCTATGACAAGGGCATCCACAAGGCCGGCGCGCGCGAACTGTTGGGGCCCAACGATCACCCGCTCGCACGCCTGCTGGTGCGGCCCAACGATTGGATGACCTGGCCGGAATTCTGCCGGATGATGATGATCGGCTATTCCCTGCGCGGAAATGCCTTCGCCGTCATCCTGCGCAACCGCCGCGGCGATCCGGTGTCGCTGGTGCCGATCAATCCCGATCGCGTTTCGCTGTGGCAAGCCCCCGATGGCGGCCTGTTCTGGTGGGTCACCCGCTCGGGTCTGCACGAACTGGCCGTGCTGAAAAACGAACCGCTGCTCATCCCCTACGAGGATGTGTTCCATCTGAAGGATCTTTCCGCCGACGGGCTGGTCGGCACCTCCCCGATTGCCCTGGCGCGTGAAGCCATCGCGTTGTCGCTCGGCCAGGAACAGCAGTATGCCCGCCTGATGGGCAGCGGCGCGCGCCCCAGCGGCGTGCTGACCACCGATCAGCGCCTCACCGACACGGCGGCCTCGCGCCTGCGCACCGATTGGGAGGCGATGAACGCCGGTCTTGCCAATGCCGGGCGCACCGCGATCCTGGAACAGGGCCTGAAGTGGCAGCCGCTGACCATCAATTCGGTCGACCTCCAGTTCATCCAGATGCGCCAGTTCCAGGTCACCGAGATCTGCCGCATCTTTCGCGTGCCGCCCCATATGGTCGGCGATCTGTCAAAGGGCACGTTCAACAACATCGTCCAGCAGGCGCAGGAATACCGCAACAACACGCTGACCAGCCACAGCGACGTGTGGGAAAAACGCTTCGCCTTTACCTTCGACCTGGACGCCGATTCCTACGAAGTCGATTTCGATGAGGCGATGCTGGTCAAGGCCGACCTGACCGCGCGCTACAATGCCTATCGCGTGTCGGTGCTCACCGGCTGGGAAACCCGCAACGAGGTCCGCGTCAAGGAAGGCATGGACCCGATCGAAGGCCTCGACGAACCGCTCGCCCCCGCCAACGAGATCGCCGGCACCAGCCTCGCCACGGGCGTCGGATCGGACATGGGCGGAGACAACCCCGGCGCCGGGCAACCGTCCACCGGCATCGACATCAACAACCAGCCCGCCGGAGGAGAATGACATGCCCGATTCTGACATTCTCCTGCGCCGCTCGCCCGATATGGTGCGCCGCTTCGCTGGCAACGGCGTTACCGCGCTGTCGGATTACGAGATCGACGTCGTGGTCTGCACCAGCACCAGCGACGCGCTCGATGACGATATCTGGTCGATCGAGGGGATGGACCTCACCCGCTACCTGCTGCACCCGATCGTGCTGTGGGATCACGACATGTCGCAGCCGATCGCGCGCGCGACGAACCTGAAGAAATCCGGCACCGCGATCACCGCGCGGGTCACGTTCCCGCCCGAAGGAGCCTCGCCCAAAGCGGACGAAATCCGCAAACTGGTCAAGGCCGGTGTCATCACCGGTGTCAGCGCCGGGATTCTGCCCACCGATGCCGAACCGATCGATGCGCGCAACCCGCGCGGCGGCCGCCGCATCACGCAATCCATCCTGCTGGAATTCAGCATTGTGGCCGTTCCGGCCGATGCCGGCGCGGGCGTTACCGCGCGATCTAAGGGAGCCAAGACTGTGCCCGAATGGAAAGTTGGCGCCGCGCGCAATCTGCCGATCGAAACCGGCGATGAACCCTGGGAAGGCCCTGCCGCCGAACAGGAAATCTTCGATTACGCCGGCGGCGACGATTTCGACAGCGAAAAAGCGCGCAAGGGCTTTCTGGTCTACGACGCGGAAAAGCCGACCGAGCGCGGATCCTACAAGCTGCCGATCGCGCGCGTCGTCGATGGCAAGCTGGTGGTGCCCAAAGCCGCGCTGCGCGCCGCCGCGTCGCGCCTGCCCGATACCGACGTGCCTGATGATGTCCGCACCGCCGCGCGCGAAGTGCTCGATGATTACGAGAAAAAGGCCGATGTCGGCACCGATCGCACCGCGCTCCGCCCTGCCCGGCGCAAGGCGTCGCGGCGCCGCATCACCCTGATCGATCAGCGCGGGCTGTACCAGGTCGCGCAGATGTGCTGGCTGTTCGAAGAACTGGGCTACCAGGTCGATATGGCCAAGTTCGAATCCGCTGCCGAGGGCGACGCCAGCAAGGTGCCGGGCATGCTCGCCGCGATCCTGCACGATCTGGGCGATGCCCTGATGGCGATGACCGCCGAAGAAGTCGGCGAAGCGCTGGCAGGCCATGATTTCGAACCCGATCCCGATGCGGCCGACGACATGGACGATGCCGACCGCAGCTATATCGCCGCGGGCAAAACCGCCCTGTCGCGCACGTTCCGCTCCGGGCTCGTCGCCGCCAAGGCGCGCGCCGGCAAGAAACTGTCCGCCGATACGGTGCGCTGCCTGCGCGCCGCGATGGACACCACCGATCAGGCGATCGACATGCACCGCCGCGCCATCGCCATGCATCGGCAGGCGATGACCTCGATCGACGATCTGATCGAAGGTGGCGCGCCCGATGCCGATCCCGAACCGCAGACCGATCCGGACGCGGAGGATGAAAAGGCCGCCGAACGCAGCCGCCGCGCCCGCGCCGCGCTGTTCAAGGCGCGCGCCATGGAACTGACTTCGGCCGACGCGGCCTGATCCAACCCTATCCCGCGCGCACCGTTTCCGCGCGCGAGAATGCCCAGTTCGCCGGTTGGGCACCGGCACACCCGGCCCGCCGTGAGGCGGCCCTTTCCCTCAGATGGAGCCCCTCCTCATGACCCTCAAGGAACTGCGCGCCGCGTACAAGGCGGCCACCGATGAACTGCCGAACCTGGTGCGCGATGCCGCGGCCTTCGCGGCGAAGGAACAGGAAATCGCCAAGCTCGAGGCGGACATCGCCACGGCCGAACGCGAAGTCCGCGCCAACGACATCCGCAACCGTTCGCTGGCGCTTGCCGGCATCGGCGGCGGTGAACCCGATGCGCAGCGTCAGACCGATGCCGACGTGATCGAACGTGCCGTCGCCTTTGGCGAAATGGCCGCCGGCGTTTCGCAAAACCGCGCCAGCCCCGCGATCATGAAGCGCTTTGGCCAGCTGGTCACCAACGCGCGCCGCCAGTCGGGTGAACAGTTCGACCCCGCCAAGCATTTCCGCAATTTCGGCGAACAGCTTCAGGCGGTGGCGAACTATTCGCTCAGCCGCGGCGCCAACACCGACCCGCGCTTGGTGCGCGCGCCCTCCGGCGCCAGCGCGGTCGATCCGACCGGCGGCGGCTTCCTGCTGCAGACCGAATATGCCGATGCGATCTGGATGCTGGCGCACGAGCTGGGCGACGTGCTCCGCGAGGTCAACAGCATCGAACTGAGCACGAAGTCGAACGGCATCAAGATCCCGGGCGTCGATGAAACGTCGCGCGCCACCGGCAGCCGCTGGGGCGGTGTGCAGTCGTACTGGGTGGGTGAAGGCACCACCGTCACCCCGGCCAAGCCGAAGTTCCGCCAGATCGAATTCGATCTGAAGAAGCTGATGTCGCTGATGTACACGACCGAGGAAATGCTCCTCGATGCGCCGGCGCTGGGTGCCATCGCGGGCCAGGCGTTTTCCGAAGAAGTCATGTTCATGACCGAGGATTCGTTTATCAACGGCTCGGGCGCGGGTCTGCCGCTCGGCATTCTGAACTCGTCCGCGCTGGTCCAGGTGGCCAAGCAGTCGGGTCAGGCCGCCGCGACGATCGTCAAGGAAAACATCGACAACATGTGGTCGCGGATGTGGATCCGCAGCCGCAAGAACGCGGTGTGGCTGATCAACCAGGATTGCGAACCGCAGCTCGATCAGATGGGTCAGGTCGTCGGCACCGCGGGTCTGCCGGTCTATCTGCCGGCTGGCGGCAGCCTGGCGGGCGAACGTCCGGCCACGCTGAAGGGCCGCCCGGTGATCGCGACGGAATACAACCCGGCGCTCGGCACTCCCGGCGATATCCTGCTGGCCGACCTCAGCCAGTATACCAAGGTCGACAAGGGCGGCATCAGCACTTCGCAGTCGATGCACGTCGCGTTCCTGACCGATGAAAGCGTGTTCCGCATCACCTATCGCGTCGATGGTCGCCCGATGTGGTCGCAGCCGATCACGCCGTTCAAGGGCACGCTGACCAAGTCGCCGTTCGTCGCGATCGCGCAGCGATAATCGCCGCGTCTGACCGCGCGTTGCGATCATAAAATCGCCCGGCGCTGATGATGTGTGCGCGCGGCCTTGGCGGGCCGCGCGCAGCATCGCTTTCTTCGTTTCTGCATTCCGGATGCGGTCCCCCACCGTGTCCGCCATTGATCTTCGCCGCTTTGGGGGGCGGCACGCGCGATCTCGCGCAAGGAGCCCATCATGGCACGTTCGATTTCGATGCCGTACCAGATTCCCCCGGTCATGCTGCTGGCGCCTGCCGCCGACGCTTCGGGGCGCACCAGCAGCTATCGCACGCTGAAAAACGCCCTGAAGGCGTGGATCGTCGTGCACGTCAACCAGGGCAATGCCGCGCAGGTCACGCTGACCCCGCTGCAGGCGCAGGACGTTTCGGGCACCAACTCGAAGGCGATCAACGCAGTGCCGATCTGGCTGAATGCCGACACCTCGGTCAGTGATGCCCTCGCGGTCCAGACCGCCGCGGCCAGCCTTCAGACCTCGGCCACGACCAAGGACAAGATCGTGATTTTCGAAATCACGCCCGACATCGCGCTCGATGTCGCGAACGGTTTCAAGACCATCGCGATCCAGACCAGCGCGTCGAACGCGTCGAACATCACCGAGGCGAAGCTGTTCGTGCTCGAAGCCTTTCAGGGCGCTTCGGCCCCGAGCACCTACACGAACTGACGCAGTACGGCGCGCCGCCGTCTCGTGGCGGCGTGCTGTCCGGCCCGCGCGGATCCCCCCTGGTCGCGCGGGCCGTTTCCCTTTCTGTTCATTCGCGCGGGCACCTGCCGCGCAGGAGTTTTCGCCATGTCCACCAAGGGTATCTACCGCTTCGGTTTCGCCATCGATTATGACGATTCCACCAGCGAAATCGGCCTCTGCTCGGCCCCGCTGAATTTCGGCGACGATTTCGTCGGCGCCGGCCACACCGCGGGCGTGCCCGCCTACGGCTCGCCCACCGCCGGCTATGCCTGGGTGAAGAAGCTGGTAAAGACCAGCGGCAGCCCGGCCGTCGGCATTGTGGCAAACGCCGCGGGCGGCGTGATGCAGTCGTCGATCGACTCCACGTCGGAAAAGCAGGAAGCCACGTTCTACCAGAACGACCAAAAGACCTGGGACACCACGAAGACCATCATCTATCAGGCGCGCGTCAGCCTGCCCGTGCTTCCTTCGGCGGCCGGCGTCTATGCCGTCTGGGGCCTCGGCTCGGTCTGGGCGGATGGTCCGCTCGCCCTGGCGCAGTACATCTTCTTCGGCTGCAATGGCTCGGGCGAAGTGTACATGTACAGCTTCGACGGCACCACGACCAAGGCGGTGGACACCGGCTTTGCCATGGCCGTGAACACCTATTACCAGTTCCGCATCGAAATCGATGCCAGCGGCGTGCTGCACTTCTACATCAACGGCGTCGAATATTCGACTTCGACTTCGCCGGTGGTCTGGGGCGCAACCGGCAGCAACGCGGTGCTGCAGCTCTATTCGTCCTGCTACAAGGCCAGCGGTACCGGCGTTGCCACGCTCAACATGGACTCGGTCGAAATCTGGAGCCCCCGCACCTGATCGGTGTGGGCGTTCCTGCCCGGCGTTTTACCCTGAACCACCGCCGCAAGGATTTCGGCCATGGCCTATATCGAACTGCAAACCGTCACGATCACCAGCGGCACCTCGCTTTCCCCGGCCGTGGCGCTGGGCGAAAAGACCTTGGTGGGCATCGTCATGCCTGCCGCCTGGGACGCGGCCGGGCTGACGTTTCAGGGCGCCGTCGATGACGCCACGTTCGGCGAAGTGATCGACGGCAGCAGCGGCAGCGCCGTGGCGCTGACCGTTGCCGCATCGCAGCTGATCGTGGTCGATCCGGCCAAATGGCGCGGCGTGCCCGCGATCAAGGTGCGCAGCGGCACCTCGGGCTCGCCCGTCAACCAGACGGCGAACCGCACGATCACGCTGATCACCCGCACGGTCTATTGATTTCCCGTGCCGATCGCCGCCACCAGGATCAGCACCGTCGCCGTGCCGTCGGCCAGCTATGCGCTGGTCGATCTGGCGACGGTGAAGGATGAGCTGTCGATCCCGTCGTCGGACACCACGAAGGATGCCACCCTCACCCGGATGATCGCTTATGTCAGCGCGATCATCAGCAACTATTGCAACCCGCCGTTCGCCCCGTTCTCGGTCGAATCGCTGGTCGATGTGTTCAACTTCACCGCCGATCCGTTTTCCGCAGGCACGTTTGCGGGCGATTCCCGCATCGCCCTCGAGCGATATCCAGTCCTGCAGATCGCGTCGGCGGTGCAGACCCTGCCCACCGGCACCACGCAAAGTCTGGTGGCCGGCACCGATTACCTGCTGAACAACGCGGTGGGTGAGCTGACCCGCCTCGATGCCTACGGCCGATCGACCAAGTGGGAAACCTGGCCGCTGACGATCGCCTACACCGCGGGCTATGGCACCTTGACCACTGGCGAGGCGCATACGGTCCCCTCGGGCAGCGGCTATACCGTCACGGCCACCAATGCGGCCACCTTCGCGTTCGATACCGGCGTGACGTATGCCAACGGCACCGCGCTGACCCCGGTCACCGGCACGCCCGCCCACGGGCAATATGCGGTGAACGGCGCCACCGGCACCTACACGTTTGCCGCGGCCGATGCCAACGCTGCAATCGTGCTGTCCTACACCTGGAACAGCATGCCCGCCGATCTGGTCAGCCACACGCTGGAGCTGCTGACCATGCGGTGGAAGGCGCGCGGCCGCGATCCGATGCTGATGCAGCAGGAAACCCCGGGCGTGGGCATCAACCGCTACTGGGTGGGCCAGATGCCCGGCCAGCAAAGCGAAGTGCCCCCGCATATCGCCGCGTCGCTCGACAACTACCGCCGCCCGCGCATCGCCTGACGGGTTCCGTCCGATGTCCGATATCCGCTTTGACGTCAAAAACGCGCGCCAGGTCGGCCTGCGTTTCGACCAGTTTCCCGACCAGCTGCGCGAAGATCTGCAAAAGGAAGTCACCGCGCTCACACGCGAGCTTTACGCCCGCGTTCAGGCCGCCACGCCCAGCAAGACCGGGCGCCTGCGCAGCCAGGAACGTCTGCGCGTGTTTGTCGATCAGAACCGGATCACCGGCTACATCGACATTGCGGGCGAAGGCACCGGCGGCAGCTCAGATTTTGCCAAGGCGGCGGCGCTGGAATACGGCGCAAGCCGCCCTGCCAAAGTCTCGGCGCACACCATGGCGCTCGATCACGCGTGGGATCGCATTCTGGCCGCGCCGATCCGCGTGATGGTCCAGGCCTATACCCGGCCGACCAATCTGGCCGCGCAGATGTTCGAACGCGGCCCGCTGGCCGCGATGCAACCCGAAATTGCCGCGCGCCTCAACGCCGCGGTTGAAACCGCAGTCGCGAAGGCCAACGGATGACCAGTCCGATCGAAACCGCGATGACCGCGCTGTTCACCAAGCTGACCACGGTCGCGCTGGCCAACGGTTTTGTCACCACGTCGCGCCGCGTGATCCATTGGACCCAGTGCAACGATCAACCGGCGCTGTTTCTGCGCCGCGTCGGCGTGATGGACGAAGTCGACCACGACAGCGGCCTGCCGATGACCACGATCGAGTGCGAGGTCTGGATCTATTGCGATGCCGGGGCCGATCCCAATGTCGCGGCCGATGCCACGCTGACCACGCTCGAATGGGCGATCCGCAGCGCCTTCGTGCCCGACGGCGATCCGGGCGACACGCTCTGCACGCTGGGCGGCGCGGTCTACTGGGCCCGGGTCGAAGGGCACAGCGATATTTCTGCCGGCGATCAGGGCCCCCAGGCCATCGCGCGAATCCCGGTGCACGTTACCCTGCTGCCCTCTGCCGTTTCCCTTGGCTGATAAGGACTGCCCCATGCCGATCGCCGATCTCATCAACACCTGGTTTGCCGAACGCATCGCCTGCGGCGCGATCGGGCGCGATACCGATGCCTACAATCAGGCCCTGGCCGCGAAGAATGACCTGATCGCGCTGCTCGATCCGCCCGCGCCCGCACCTGCGACCAATTCTGTCGCACAACCCGCCACCGATCCCGCGCCGCCCGCCACCGAACCGGCAAGCGATCCGGCCCCCTGATCTTGCATTTCCCCGCCGGCTGGCCCGGCGCGGATCGCCCTAGTCGCCGCCTGGGCAGCGGCAGCCGGCCCGTCGCGAGACGGCCCTTTCCCATAGATGGAGCCCTTCGTCATGACCGTCCTGTCTGGCAAACCCACGTTTGGCGCGGGCCGCGCCTTCATGATTCCGAACGTCACCAACCCCACGCCGACCCGCGCGTTCACGCCGCAGTCGCAGTCGATCGACATCAGCCGCAAGGTGGAAAGCCTGTTCGGCGAAAACATCTTTGCCGAAGCGGTCGGCGTGGGCGAGACCGAAGTCAGCGGCAAGGTCGAATATGGCAAGTCGGTGGCCAGCGTGCTGGCCAACCTGCTGTCGGGCGATGCGATCACCACCGGCAGCTATGCCGAGGCCGACAAGGAAGCGGGCACCGTCCCCTCGGGCTCGCCCTACACCTACAGCCCGGTGAACGTCTCGACGTTCCTCTATGACCTGGGCGTGCGCAACGTCACCACCGGCGCGATCTACACTTGCGTCGCCGCGGGCAGCGAAATCGCCGGCAAGTCCTATTCGATCACCGCGGGGGTCTACAAGTTCGCCACCGGTGATGCCAACATCAACATCCAGGTCAGCTACGCCTATTCGGTGTCGGCTTCGGGCGTCTCCGTCTCGCTCGCCAACACGCTGCAGGGCCAGACCGGCACGTTCCAGGCTGTCCACGTGTTCCCGTGGGGCACGGAGCAGGACATGGTGGTGCTCAACAACTGCCTGGCCAGCAAATCGACGCTGTTCTCGGCCAAGAAGTCCGGTTTCGGCACTTCGACGCTGGATTACATGGCCAGCGTCAGCGGCACCGGCTCGCTGGGCACGATCACGTTCGCCGAGCAGAGCTGATGACCGAGGCCGAACGGCGGAAACTGGGCGCCCTGCGGCGCCTGGTGTACCAGAACCTCGCCAATGGCGTGCCGTCGGCCGCGATCAAGGAAGGCCTGCACGTGTCCGATCTGGAGATCGCGCAAGTGCAGGCCTTTGTTGGGCGAAAGATCAACGAAAACCGCACGATCCGCCGCGAACCGGTGATCGCGTGCGGCACGCTCGCCGAAATCCGCTACAACCGCCGCCATTTGCTCGGCGTGCTGTCGCTGATCGGCGATCTTGATCTGTCGACCGACCTGATCCTCACCAAGCTGACCACGCAATCGCTCGACCACCCGTCGATGCTGACCGAGGCCGCCCACCGCATGCAATCCGCCGCCTGAGCGCGGCTTTTCCCAGGGGGGAACCATGACTGTCAGAACCATCACGCTTGCCGGCGTGGCTTATGCCGTGCCCGAACTGCCGCTGGGCATCAACATGCAGGTCTATCCGATCTGCGCGCGGCTGACCACCGGCGGACTGATCGATCGTTGCATCGAAGGCGGCGGCAATCTGGTGTGCACGCCCGAGGAAATGGCCGATCTGGCCGAGATCGCCTTTCAGGCCGCGCGCGCGGCTGGCGCGCAGGAAACGCGCGAGGAATTTGACCGGCTGCCGATCACACCGCCCGAGCTGTTGAACGCCTTCTTCGAGATCCGCATCCAGACCGGTGCCTGGACCGTGGCCGAACCGGCCGGAGGCGACACGCCGGGGGAAGCCCCGGGGGCAAAGGCCCCCGCAAAGCGCCGCCGGACATCGACTTCGAAAGCATAATCGCCAAGCTGGTCCGTTATTTCCATCAGCCGGAGGAATACTGGCTGGAACACTGCACCTTGCAGAAATGGACCCGGCGCTATGCGCGCGAATTGACCGAATGCCCTCCGATCGATGTCTGGGGCGCGGTCTATTTCAAGTACGAACCCCCGGCAACATCGGCCGCGCCCGCCGCGCCCGAGCCGGAGGATGACGACGGCGATGACCCGTGGTGGCAACCGCCACTGCCCGCGGTGACCGAGTAATCCATCATGCCGAACAACGTCGCCATCAGCATCACCGCCGATGTGGCCGGCGCCACCGCCAACCTGGCGCTGGCCCGCGCCGAGGCGACCGCGACCACCAAGACGCTGAACGATCTGGCCAAACAGGTCCAGACTTCGGCGCGCACCCCCGAACTTGAATCCAGCTTCCTCGCCGCCGCCGACGCCGCGGCCAAGGCCAAGTCGCAAGTCGCGCTGGCCACGGCCGAACTGCGCCGTTTCACCCCCGCCGTGGAATCGGTCGCGGTGGGCGGTGCGGTCGCCGCTGCCGAAATGCGCGGCGCAGCCGTGGCGGTCACCGGCGTCGGTCACGCCAGCGCCGGCGTCACGCGCGAGCTGCTGGTGATGGGCCGCGAACTGGCCAACGGCAATTTCAACCGCATGGCCGGCAGCGCCACCATCCTGGCCGGGCGGCTCAACCTGTTGTCGCCCGCGTTCATCTCGGCCGGCGTGGCGGTTGCCGCGCTCGCGATCCCGGTGGTCGCGATGTCGGGCTATTTCGACACGCTGTTCGACAAACAGGCGCAGGAAGTCGAAAAACTTCAGGAACAGGAACGCGCCTCCGAACTGACGAAAAAGGCACAAGAGGCGTTCCAGCACACCGCCGAGGGTGTGACCAAGGCGATCAACGACCAAAAGGCCGCGCTGGAGGGTGATGTCGATGGCCTGAAGTCCGAAGCCGAAAAGTCTTACGAAACCGCCAAGGCCAACCTCGAGCACGAGGCCGCGATCCGCCGCGTGACCGAGGCGCTGGCCGAACGCGCTCAGGCCGAATATCGATCCGCGCAGGCGCAGACGTTCGGCGCCGGCGGCGCCGCGAGTGCCGGCATCGTCGCGGCGATGTACGCATCACAGGCACAGAAATCGGTCGACGCCGCGAAGAAGTCCCAAGAGGACATGGCGCAGGCGCAAAAGAACCTGACCATGGCTCAGGCCAACCTCTCGATCGAGGCTGGCCGACGCATGGCCGACCCGGTCGAACAGATCAAAAAGAAGTACGAGGGATCGGGTGGCCTGATCGACGCCGCGCGCCAGCGCGCGATCGCCGAAGGCAAGACCGGCATCGAATTGCAGAACCAGGTGCAGTCGCTGGCCGAGCAGGAAAAGGCCGAACTCGCCAATGCCAAGGACAAGCGCAAGGGCCGCAGCTCGGCTGGCCGCGATGACACCGTGCAGCAGTGGACCGAGCAGCTGCGCGCGCAGGAAATCGCCAGCAACGACTTTTTTCGCGATCAGACCGCCGACGAGCTGAAATTCTGGCAAAGCAAGCTGGCGCTGGTCGAGACCGGCGGCAAGGATTGGCTGCAGGTCCAGTCGCGCATCTACGAGGCGCAGCGCACTTTGGCGCGGCAGGCCTATCAGGATCAGTTGGCGCAGTTCAGCGAGCGCATCAGCGCCGATCGCGACAATTGGGCGGCCCAGCAAAAGGACATGCAGAACCGTCTGGTCTACATCGTCACGCACGAGGGCCAGATCAGCCGCGCATACCAGAACGCCTATGCAGAGATGGAGCGCGCCACCCGCGAGCACAACGAAAAAGACCTGCGCGACACCGAGACGTCGATCAAGTCCTCCAGCGACCTGCTGAAGCGCGGGCTCGATGCCCAGGCCAAAGTGCGCGAGGATGATGCAAAGGCGGCCGAGGCGATCGCCCGGGGCAATGCCGGCGGCAGCCTGTTCGGCGAGATCGCGGCGCAACGCCAGATCGCGGTGATCCATCAGGATCTGATCGCTCAGAAAATTGCCGACAACGAAAAGCTCTATCAGAACGATTCGCAGAAACTGGATGCGGCGCTGGCGGCAGCGAAAGCCGCCAACCAGACCGAGCTGGCGGCTTACAAAACGCTTCAGGATCAAAAGGCCGCCGCCGACGAGCGCTATGCCGACACCAAGCGCACGCTCGAGGCGCAGCAGCGCCAGCAGGCGATCGCCGACATCGAGGCGCAGCGCAACGCGTTCCAGGGCTATATCAGCGGCACAGTCAACGCCACGATCAGCGGCTTTGACAAGATGATCAGCGGTCAGCAGACTTGGCGCCAGTTCGGCATCTCGATCTACGGCAGCGTCGTTCACGAGTTCGAATCCCAGATCGCCAGGATGGTGTCGCACTGGATCGTCAGCCATGTGCTGATGTCCGCCGCGCAAAAGGCGCAACTGGCCACCCAGACCAGCGCGCAGGCCACCGCCAATTCGATCAACCTCGCCACTTCGCTCGCGTCGAACCGCGCGATCGCGCAAAGCTATGTGGGCGTTGCCGGCGCCGCGGGCGTGGCCTCGATGGCCGCCGCGCCGTTCCCGATCGATTTGGGCGCGCCCGCCTTTGGCGCGGCGATGTCGGCCGCCGCGCAGGGCTTTGCCGTGGCCGCCAGTTTCGACAAGGGCACCAACATGCTGCCCAGCGACATGATCGCTCAGGTTCACGCCGGGGAGCGTATCGTGCCGGCGGCGGACAACGCCAAGCTGATGGAGCTGACCGCGCGCGGCGCTGGCCAGGGCGCCGGCGGCGACACGCATATCCATTTCAGCCCGACGATCCACGGCGGGGCCGCGCCCGATGTCATCGCCGCGCTGGAAAACAACTTTGGCGACTTCAAGCGCATGGTGCGCAATGCCGCCCGCGCCGGGGCATTCTGAACCATGACGCTGCCGATCTATCCCGGCCGGTCGATGCTGCCCGGCCTCGCCATCACGCAGAAATGGATGCCACGCTTTCCGGTGCAAACCGCCATCGCGGCCAACCTGGCCGAGATCGACGTCGCCATCGCGCAGATACCGCTGCATGATTTCGAACTGACCTACAATTTCCTGCGCGACGGCGTCGGCTGGGGCAATGCGCTCAGCGCGCTGGAATTCCGCACCCTGTTCGGATTCTTCCTGTCGGTCGGCGGCTCGGCTGGCCGCTTCGCCTATCGCAACCCCAGCGACAAGGAGGTTTTTCAGCAGGCGATCGGCACCGGCGACGGCGCGACCACGACCTTCACGCTGGTCCGCACGTTCGGCGGCGGCGGCTTTTCCGCGACCGAGCCGGTCGGCGTGGTCGATACCACCGCGCTGTTCAACGTCTACCTTGCCGGGTCATCCACCCCGGTCAATCCGGCGCTCTACACGCTGAACACCGCCAACCCTTGCGCGCAAACGATCACCTTCGCCACGCCGCCGGCATCGGGTGCCAAGATCGCGGTGGACATGAGCTATCGCTATTATTGCAAGTTCGCCGACAGCAGCCTGACGTTCGAGCGGTTTATGGATCGCATCTGGTCGGTGGGCAAAGTCGCGCTGCGCAGTTGCCGGGCCGGCGCCTGAGCCATGACCGCCTTTCTTCGCACCGCCTCGGCCGCGCTGATCGCGGCGCTCGCCGCGCGCACGATCCGCTACGAGGCGCACCTCTACACGATCACGCTGATCGATGGCGTCACCACTTACACCTGGACCGATTTCGATCAGCCGCTCACCAGTGGTGGCACGACGTTCACGCCCTGGCCGCTCGCCCGCCCGTCGTGGAATGTGGTCAACACCATGGAAGTGCCCTCGCTGACGCTCAAAGTGCTGTCGCTGAACACGGCGTTCGGCGGCGGCGCCGCGCTGCAGCAGCAGATTCACGCCGGACTGTTCGATGGCGCCACGCTGGCCGCGCAAATGTGCCCGATGGGCACGGATGCCAATCCGGCCACGCTCGGCACCGTGCCGTTCTTCACCGGCAAGATCGCCGGCATCGATTGCGACGGCGTGACCGCCACGATCGCGGTGAAGGGCAAAGTCAACGACCTCGATCAGTACGCGCCGCGCAACCTCTACCGCACCAGTTGCAATCACGCCTTTTGCGATGCCGGCTGCACCCTGTCTCGCGCGTCCTACACCTCCAGCTTCGCCGTCGGCGCCTCGCCCACGGTCACCTTCATCCCTTGGGCCAGCGCGCCGGGCAATGCCGCCGCCTACCAGAACGGCACGATCACGTTCACCTCGGGCGCCGCATCGGGATCCCGGCGCAGCATCGCCGGCGCCTCGGCCAGCGGCCTCACGCTCGCCTATCCGCTGGCCACACTGCCTGCGGTGGGCGACACGTTCACGGCGTTCCAAGGCTGTGACAAGACGCTGAATTCCGGCAGCGCGCAAAGCTGCACCGCCTACAGCAACACCGCGCATTTTCGCGGTTTCACCAATGTCCCACCCCCGGGCGCGGCGTACTGACATGGACCTGATCCGCCGCGGCAAGATCATCCACGCGACGCTCGGGCGCGAGCTTGAACCGCACAGCTTCGCCACCGTGGCCGAGGCAAAGGCGCGCATGGCCTTCGTCGCCGAGGCGCTGACCTGGATCGGCACGCCTTTCGTCAACCATGCCGATGTGAAGGGCCCCGGCGGCGCGGTCGATTGCGCGATGCTGCTGACCCGCTGCGCGGTCGACAGCGGCCTTGTCGCCCCGTTCGATCCGCGCCCCTACCCGGTGCACTGGAACGAACACCAGGATCAGGAACGCTTCATCGAATTCCTGGTCGATCGGCTGGGTGCGCGCGAAGTCGCTGCCCCCCGCTTCGGCGATGTCGCGGTGTGGAAATTCGGGCGCACCTTTGCCCACGGCGGCGTGATCGTGAACAGCGCCGAAGTGGTGCATGCCTGGTTCGGCCATCGCCAGGTGCAGCGCACCCGCATGGATGAACCCGCGCTGGCGCAGATGCAGGTCATGGGCACCGCGATCGCGCGCCCGGTGCGCTGGTTCGATCTGTGGAGCGCGCGCGCGCCGTCGAAGGGCCAGGGCTGATGGGTGGCCTGCTGGGCAGCGGCAACGCGCCGACCAACGCGCCGATCCACTATAGCGGGCTCAATGTCGGCACCTCGCAGCTCAACCTGCCGGTGCCGATTTTCTGGGGCACGCGGCGGCTTACCACCAATGCGATGGCCTTCGCCAATTTCCAAAGCCACCCGGTCAGCGGCAAGGGCGGCGGCAAAGGTGGCGGCGGCAAGAGCCAGCAGCAATACACCTACACCGCCGATGTCCTGCTGGGGCTGTGCGAGGGGCCGATCGATTCGATCCAGAACATCTGGTCGAACGGCAGCACCACCACCACGACCACGCTGTCTTACCTCAATATGACCTTCTTCAGCGGAACGCTGGGGCAGGCCGCCTGGTCCTACTGGTCGACCAACTATTCCACGTTGCAACAGGGCTACAGCCAGACCGCGTACCTCGGCGCGGTCAACCTGCAACTGGGCGAATCGGCGACGATCCCGGACAACAACTTCGAATGCATCCGCGCGATGGGCTTCAGCTACACGCGCACCGGCACCTCGGCCGGCTGGATCAACCCGAACAGTTACGCGCAATCGAGCGCGACCGATGTGCTGCTGTCCGACGTGATCACCGATTTTCTGACCAATGTGCAATATGGTGCGTTCATGGTCAGCGGCGATCTTGGCCCGATGACCCAGTTCGCCACCTACCAGCGCGCGCAGGGCATCTTCGTCTCGCCCTACCTGGTTTCGCAGGAAAAAGTGACCGACACGCTGACCCGCTGGGCGCAGATCAGCAATTCGTGGATTTTCTGGTCGGGCGTGCAGTTGGAATTCGTGCCGCTGGCCGATGCCGCGATCACCGGCAACGGTGTCACGTTCACCCCGGCCAACGATGTCGCCTATACCCTGACGCTGGGCGATCTGATCGCCGCGCCCAACGAACCGCCGGTGAAGGTCAACCGCAAGGATCCGGCGGACTGCTACAACCGCACCAGCGTGAACATCTGCGACCGCACGCTGGGCTACATCGACAACCCGATCCAATGGTACGACGACTATCTGATCGATACTTATGGCCTGCGCGACAACACCAGCGTCTCGGCCGATGAAATCTGCGATCCGGCGGTGGGCACCGTGGTCGCCCAGTTGCTGGGCAAGCGCGCGGCCTATATCCGCAACACCTACCAGTTCAAGACCGGCT